AGCTGGGTGGCGATGGCCGTCTTGCCGGCGCCGTCTTCGTATTCGGCGAGGCGATCGGCCAGCAGCTTGAGCTGATCTGACGTATCGAGCAGGCGCATTTCGGCGGGGTCGAGGCGCAGGGCCTTGAATGCGGCGCCGGAGTCACTCGCCTCGTCGCCGACCAGCGCGGTCGACTTGGCCAGCTTGACCATCGCGCTTTCAAGTGAGCCAATGTCGGTACCGCTGACCTTGGCCACCGCAACCAGCCCGGACACCTTCTCGGTGGTGCTGCCGACGATTTCGCCGAAGTCATCGAGCCTGGCGGCGCCTTCGACATAGCTATCGAACACACCCTTGAGTGCGCCGACGGAAAGCGCGCCGGCCATGCCGGTGAGGACGATTCCGACACCGGTGAAGGCGGACTTGATCTTGCTGGCCGCGCCTTCGGAAAGGCTGGCCATAGTCTTCATGTCTTTCTCGAAACTCGCCAGGCGCGCCTCGAGATCGATCGACAGTTTGGCAATCGGCATGTCAGGTTTCCGTTGAAGGCTTGTAGAGGACGATGGTGGCGATGCGATCAAGCAGGCCGTCGAGGTCGGTGATGCCGAGCCAGCCAGCCACCAGGGGCAGGCCGGCCCAGTTGATGCCGCCGGTGCCGGTCTTCAGCAGATTGATGACCTTGAAGGCCATGGCCTCTTCGTCGCTGAGATCGGGCAGTTTTTCGCCGTCGTACTCGATGCCAGCGGCGGCATCGAGATAGGCGGTCAGTTTTTTGCGGTGTCGACCTTCGCTTCTTCGTGCGCCAGGATCATGGCGATGATCTTGTTGGCCACGGCGTAGAGCACCTCGCGGCGGTCTTCGATCCAGATGGCCCAGAGCTCGGCGTTGAAAGGCACGGCATCACTCGACCCGGCGGCAGTGAAATCGGCCTCGGTGAATCCAGACCAATCGACGACATGCTTCTTCGCTTCCGGCAGGTCGGCCTTGATGCTGGAAACCCTGCCGGACTCGTCACGAACGAAAAGCTGGCGCGTTTCATACTCGGACGGCCGGCGCACGCGGACGCGCTTGCCGGCCTCGAGGTCGAACCATTCGGCGCGGCCGGCCAGGGCCGCGGCGATCAGCTGCTCAGGACTCATCAGGCCACCGCCGGCAGGAAGAGGACGGAGCCCTTCACCGTGACGTTGAAGCTGCCGGTGCCGAGCGCACCCTGGCCGACGTTTTCGCCGGGCAGCGAGGGCTGGCCGCGGAAGATGCGCTGGGCGCCGTCGGAAAGGGTGATGCGGAATACCAGGTAGGCTTGCGACAGCGCGGCGGCGCGAATCAGGCCCAGGGCTTCGTCGTCGGTGGTTTCCAGCTTGAGATCGATGCCGACCGTCTGCGCGGCCAGCAGGCCGTTGGCTTCCTGCTTGATCACGTCGAGCAGAACGGTGGTGTCGATCTTGTCGGCATCGCCGGCGCCGATGTTGTAGGACGCGGCGCGCGACAGCGTCGACCACACCGATACCGGGATGAAGTCGGCGTTTCCGGTGAAGGCCGGGTAGGACGTGGTGTTGATTCCTTCGAGCGCGAAGGTGTTGGCATCCGGCGCATTGGCGCGGGCAGCCTGGCCTTCAAGTTGCACCATGCCTTCGACTCCGGAGAAGTAACCGACCGCGCCGTCGGACATCAAGTGGCCGGTGGATGTAGCGACACCTGGATTTGCCGCGGTGACGGCGGAGACGACCTTGGCGGCAGCATCGGTCTTGGAGATTTCGATGCGGACATTGCGCCCGATCAGGGGAGTGGTCATTTTGCTGCTCCTTCAAATGAAAAAACCCGCCGGAGCGGGTTGTGGTGGGCGGGTGCTGCAGGTTCGGCGGGTCAGCCCCACCAGGTAATTTCTGTGACGTCGGCGTACTGCCCGACTTCGCCGTCGAAGCCGGAAAAGCGGTTGTCTTCCGGCACGCCGATGGCGCGCAGGGAAGCGACGACCTGGTCGCCGACCGCCTTGGCGGCGGTTCGGGTGGCGCCCCAGCCGGCAATGCGGAAGCGGGTGGCGATGGCGGCGATGCTGCTGTCTAGGCAGGCTTCCGGCGTGGCGGCTTCGACGCTATAAACGACGGCCGGCAGCGGCTTGTCTTCCGGGATCGTATCGGGATAGATACGGGTCGAGACCAGCGCGACCAGCGGCGCGTAGCCAGCGAGCACGGCGTAGAGATCGGATTCGGCGCTCATGTCTGGCTATTTCCGGCTTCCGCCGCCATCGTTTCGATAATTTTTTCTGCGGCGGCATCGGCAACCATTCGCTGACCTTCTCGCATGGGGTCAATGCCAAGCTCGGCGCAGACGGCTTTCGCAAACATCTTGTTCGTGACCGGTGTATTCATGTCATGCTCCGCGCGTGTTGAGGGCCTCAATGGCCGGGATGGCTTCGCGCTCGAAGGCGGCAAGCGCCTGCGGCAGCGCATCGGCGCCGGCCTGCAGGAAGTTCTTGCCGGCCGTGCCCGGGTGGCGCACCTGGTTGACGACGCGCCCGCCGAAGGCCAGGCTGCGCGCCGTCTTCGGCTTGATGGTGTGGGCCTTGGTGCCGAAGGCAACGAAGCGCCAGTAGTACGGGTCGAGCTTGCTACGGGCGCCAGAGTCGCCGCGGCTGGCTGGCTTGATGTTGACGAAGACGCCGACATTGCCGGCACGCCGGGACTCCTTCGAGACACGCACGGTGAGCTTCTTGCGCAGCAGCCCCTTGGTTCGGTATGGCGCAGCGCTGGCCAGCACCGGCACGGCAGCCCGGGCGGCTTTTTGCACGACCTTCGCACCGGCGCGCAGCGCCTTGACCAGCGCTTTGCGCCGGATCTTCGACGGCAGTGCGGCCAGGGCGCGCTTGAGTTCGTCGATGCCCTTGACTTCGACCTTGACGTCAGCGGCCATTGCGAACCCCGTTGATCGCGGTGATTTCGAGTTCGGCCTGGTAGGGGCCGGTACCGGGGATGAGGCCGGTGATGTCGTAGGGCTGCGCCTTCCAGAGCAGGCGCATGTCGTTGGTGAGGCCGCTGCGGTAGCGGATGAAGAAGCGGACGTCGACGGTCTGCTGCATCTGGTTCGCGGCGTGGAACTCCTGCCCGCGCAGGGGACGCGCTTCGGCCCAGACGGTGACGACATCGTTCCAGGTGACGACTTCCTCACCGATGCCGTTCTTGGTGACGGCCTTCTGCTGGAAGGTGATGCGCTCGCGTTTTTTGCCGGCGGCGGACATCAGGCGGCCTCGTAGAGTCGGTAGGGATCGAGCAGGCCAGCCCAGAAGCGATCCGGGATGCTTCCGATCTGGCCGGTGACGAAGGTTTCGCGCTGGGCGTACATCGTGCCGATGGCGAGCAGCATCCATTGCTTGATGGCGACGGGCACGGCGGCGGCGAGGCCGTAGCCGCAGACGTAGCGGACGCGGACGGCGTTGGGCACTGGCCAGGTGGCGGGCCAGGCCTTGCCGTAGGCGGGGACGACGTAGCCGGGTTCGGAATCCTTGTCGAGCAGGTAGTCTGCGGGGTCGAGCGTCTGTTGCGCGCCGGTGGCGTCGTCCAGGTATTTGACGGAGGTGACGGACTGGATGGGCGCCTTGCGCAGAACGCAGGCTTCCGGGAACTGGTCGTGCACAAGCTCCCAGGTCTGGGTGATGAGGGCGCGGCCGGTCTCGTGCTCGGCCTGCTCGCGGGCGGCGACGATGAGCGCGGTGATCAGCGCGTCGTCATCGTTGCCGTCGACGCGGCAGTGCAGCTTGGCTTCGGCGAGCGTGAGCGGCTCGCTCGCCGGCGCGGCGATTCGAATGAGGGCCATGCGGGTTCCTGTCTAGTGCAGTGGGCGCCGATCGGCGGATAAGTTACTGCCGTAAAAAAACCCGCCATAGCGGGTTGTGGTCATCGTGCAGAGGGGGTTAGATTCTCGACTTCCGAATCTGGTACAGGTTATTCGCCAGCAACAGCGCGAAAGGAATCACCAGCAGCAACATGAATGTCAATCCTGCCTTTTCGACCACGACGCAATAAGCTGCGCCGATCATGACGGGCAGCTTCAACAATGCCAGGCCTCCGTACAGGCCGAGCTTTGCGAACAGCTTGCGCAGGAGCGGATTGGCTTCGCGCAGTCCGTTGCGGATGCCGTAGATTGTGGTCACTGCGTCGGCGATTTCGAGCAGCAGGAAGAGGATAAGCAGGGAGAAAATCATACGACGTGCCTGAACATGACCGACCAATTGTGCATCGGCCAGCCGGTGTAGGTGATCGTGTCGCCCTGGCTGTCCCGCAGATTGCCGCACCCGCCGAGGCTTCTGACAGGCTCGGTCTGCGTCGTTTGTGCGTAATTGATGTATCCGCCTGAAGGAATAGGCGATGCCGTGGTGATCTTGACCTTATCCGTCCCGACCAAGACAACGCCTGTCACGACAATCGGCGTGCCGCCAGAATCCGCAGCAGAGAATCCGTAGTTGGTCTGCGCCTGGATCAGTGTCGTATCGAGCACCAACGGACCGGACGGCACATTGAAGGTGATCGTGACATCGTTCCCATCCTGCACATGCGAGATTGGGCGCAACGGTTCCCACTGGCCACCGTCGACAACCACCCTTTTGTAGACGATAGCCATGTATCCGCCGAGTACCTTTGCGCTCGGGGCCAGCAGGTGACGGCCATCCACATCAAAGTTCAGCGGATAGAGCGGCGTCGAAAGGTAGATCAGCGGGTGTTCAATGGCGGCGTCGAGTTGCGCAAGGGCCACATTCGGCAGGGGGTTGCTGCAAACCTGCGAGGTGATGAAAACCACGTCTTCGGCTTGTTTCGCCGCCATCTTCCCGCTGTGGCTGTAGTTGGTCGCCAACTTCATGATGGCGTTCTTGTAATCAGTGCGCGACATGGCATTATCGGCTTCGCCTTGGACATAACTGACCGCCCGGAATCTGAAGCTGCGACCCTGCCCGTCGGCGATTGCTTTAGCTGCCACCACCTGCGACATGGCAATGTCAAACGTCGCTCCGCCCTTGTCGAGAATCAGGATAGAGGCCGAGCCGACGCCGTTGTTACAACCTAGCATCTGGTAGTTCGCCGCGCCGTCTTGTGCTGAAATCAGCGCCTTCAGGTGCCCAATCTGACCGTACATCGGCGACTCAAGATTGGTTGTGACATTCACCGCCGGGACATAAGCAGCCGGGTTGTTTTCCAGCAGCGTAAACATCACGTTGTCGTATTCCTGCGCGGTAGTCACCGGCGCACCGTTGCCACCTTCAGCAAGTGATTGTCCGGTAATCTGGAACATATTCAGTTGCGCATTCAATCCTGTTGCATAGACTGGATATGCTTGCTGGCACCACGCACGAACATCTGCCATCTCTTGAGCCGTCAGTGGGCGGTTGATAACCACCTGCCGATAACGCTCCCCTACAGTCGGGTAGGTGTCGTTGTTAAACAGACCGACTTTCATTGTGACCGGGCTGAGTGTCTCGCTGTAGTTTCGACCGGCAACATGATAGGTCGGGGTAAAGGCAACCCCGTTAACATGCAGAACGATGGCTTCATCCTGCGGGATTACCGATGTGTCCAGACTGTAATCGAGAACCTTTCGGTTGGTTTTGTCCAGCGGACCAAATTTTGAGGACGGATTCTTACAGGCAACCTCATACACTTCCTGATTGGAGGTTCCGACATAAAACCCCCCACCAGCCGCTGTTGAAAATGCATCAACTATTCCGTAGGCGTATGTTTTATAGCCCTCACGCAGGGACACGACGCTGGTGATATGGGTACTCGACCCCCAATTCATGTTTGCTGCAACGAAGCCGTCATCGACGCCATCAAACACCGCGGCTTGTCCAAACATCGTGCGCCGGCCAGAGGTCGATTGGAGCAGATGGTTATTATTTCCGGACAGGTCATTGACCCGTGCAGATACCTGACCGGATGCGGTTACTGGCGTCGTTCCAGCGGTGTCCTGATAGTTATTTGCGATAGCGCCATAATCCCAGATCGCGCCTTTTTCACCGTTGGCGAAAATTGCCTGAATCTTTGACAGCGGAACGCCGCTAACGCCACCGCCTATCAACCGTCTCAGAATAAGCGGGTTCATTACAGATACGCCCACTCATTTACACCAACACGCAAAACCCCCTGGAAGGTGTATTGCGCAGCAGTCGGCGCGGTGCCACGGAGCGTTACGCCGGCACCTGCGGCGAAGCTAACCGCCCCTGCGCCGGCTTGATATGCTGCGATCCCGTCATTCCCTTCCCACAGACCAGTCGCGTCGTTCGGTATGGTCAGCACGATGTCCGATGCGCTGTTGCACTTGAGCACCTGACCGGCATCTGCCAGCGCCAATGTTTTCGAGGCGGTCACGTCGGCGTACATCAGAGACAAGAGATTTTTGCCGCCAGACTGGAGAATTGCGCCCCCCCCGGTGAGATTCTTATAAGCCATGACCGGTTCCGGCGCGGAATAAAACAAGCCGGTAGCCAGAAGCAACGCCGCCTCTGCGTCGCTGCGCTCTTCCTGCTGTCCGACTTGCCAACAGCTCTGCTTCCCAGTGACAGCAACCTCAAACCAGTTGTCCTGATTTCCGATGTATTTGATCGTCTGTGCCATTTCTATCTTTCAGCGTTTGAAGTTACTGCAGGGCATTTACAGCGCGGACAGCGCGGTCTTGACGGAGGCAAGGTCGGCTTCGATGGCGGGCTCTTCGCCTTCTTCTGCCGCCAGCAACCTGGTTTCAAGCTCTGCGATGCGCGCTTCAAGCGCCTTTTTTTGATCGGCTTTGGTCGGCGCCTTGGCTTTTTCCGTCCAGCCTTCTTTCAGCGATACATCGATCATGTCTTGATCTTCGGTTTCGATGGGCTGGCCTTTTTCGAAGTGTTCGACCTGGACGCCGCGATGTGCCCAGGAAAATGCTTGTTTTGCTTTGAGATGCATGGAGTTCTCCATGAAAAACGGCCCCCGGAGGGGCCGTTTCATGGCTGATCGGGCAGATCAGGACGCGGCGATCTTGAGCAGCTTGATCGCCTGGGTGTTGCGCAGCTTGCCACCGACGCGCTTGCGCACGTAGAACTTGACGAAGCCCGGAGCGGTGATTTCGTCGCGGGTGATGCGCATGCCGACGCGATCGGCGATCAGGTAGCCTTCCTTGAAGTCGCCGAAGGCGAGCGGGAAAGCACCGGCACCGACGGCCGGCATGTCTTCTGCCTCGACCACCGGGTAACCCATGAACATGTCGGGCTGACCGGCGGAGAGGCCCGGCTGCCACATGTAGGCGTTGGTGGTGGCTTCCTTGTACTTGCGCAGCGCGGAGAGGACCAGCTTGTTGGTGACCCATACCGCGTTGCGGCGATAGCGGGCACGCAAGGCGTAGACCAGATCGTAGAAGGTATCCGGCGTGGTCGGCATGGCCGCTGCCTGGGCGGAGGCGATGTACTGCAGGGTGCCGAAGGCGCGCGAGGCGTCGACCGTGGTGACCGGGGTCGGGCCGCCGAGGAAGCCGGTGGGCTTCTTGGTGCCGTTGCCGGACACGAAGGCAGCACCTTCGCCAGCGCCGATGGCTTCGGCGGCGGAGCTGATCAGCCAGTCTTCGACGTTGAAGAAGAGATCGTCGAGCGATTCTTCAGTGGCCTGCGGCTTGGCGCTGGCCATGCCGAAGGTCGGGGCGACTTCGGCGAGGTCAGGCGTGTTGGTCTGGTTGCGGGTGTCGTTTTCACCGACCCACTCGAAGGCGCCACCGCCGATGTCGAAGAGCTCCTTGTAATCGGAACCGCCGACGGTGCGAACGGTGGCGATCTGGCGAATAGGCGAGATGTCGACAGACAGGCGGGCAATCTGGCGCTCGATGACTTCCGGCAGGGCGAAGCCACCGGCGGCGCCGGTCGACGTGATGACCTGTGCCGAACGGGTTTCACGGCTTTCGGCCTTGGACTTGGCTTCGAGTGCCTTGTAGGTGGCGGCGGCCTTTTGCTGGCGCTCGTTATCGCCGGGGGAACGCATCCAGTCCAGGAAGGCGTGGCGGTATTCGGTGGATTCCTGGCTTTCGCCTTCCTGGCGACCGCCACCCATGTTGCCGGGGCGGGCAAGCTTGGTTTCCATCTTTTCCAGCTTCGACTTCATTTCGGTGAGGCCGCCGATGTGCTCGTCCATCTTGGCGAGCTTGGCGTCGAAATCGGCAGTGGAGTTGCCGGCCTTGATGGCTTCGATGCGGGCGTCGTTGGTCTTCTTGTATTCATCGAAGGCGGTGGCGATCTTGTCGATCGCATCGGCGACGGACTTGATGCTGGGGTCGTCGCGCTTTTCGTACAGGACGGAAGAAGCCAGGCCGATGACGGCCAGGGCAGCGAGCTTGGCACGGAATGCACCAAAGTCTTTTTGAAGTTGCTTCATGCGTTTCTCCTAAGAGGAAAGGGAGGTCAGCAGCCGATTGGCTGCGTTGATTGCTTGCGCCGTCGATTTCGCGGACTGGCTCCGCTCCTCTCCCATGCGCAGGATTCTCGACACCAGGGCGGTGGCGTCGGACTTCGAGAAGCCTGCCTGGCGCAGGATTCCTTCAGCATCTTTGCGGGTGTGCACGTCATCCGGACTGGATTTGACGTTGGTGACGCGGGCCTTTTCGTTGGCCGGAAAGGTAACCAGGGAGACTTCCCACAGATCAACTTCGGTCAGGGAGCGGACATCGGTGTCGACGTCGTAGGACCATTGCTTCGAGATGAAGCCGATAGACAGGCCATTGATGGCGCCCATTTTGAGCAGGGCTCTGGCCTCCTGCCCCTTGACGGTATCCAGGGCAAGCTGGCCCTTGACGCGCAGGCCCCTGGCGTCTTCGACCATTTCGGTCCAGATGCCGATGGGGTGGTCTGCATCGTGCTGCCAGAGCATGGCAGGCATGGTGCCAGCGGCTTTGTGGGCGGCGAGCGAGTCGGCGAAGGCGCCCTGCTCGATCACGTCGGCCCAGTTATCGAGGACGCCGAAGACGGAGCCGTAGCCTTCGATGCTGCCGTCGTCACCGGCAGCCTTGATCTGGATGGCGAAGGAACGAGTTTCGCGGGCGCCCGTCACTTCCTTGCGCTCAAGGGGTTTGGTCATTGTTCGCATCGTTGTTTCCTTCGGTGGTGCCAGTGGTCATGTTCATCGGCGTCAATGGATCGTCGAGACCAGGAAGCGGGTCTTTGCCTTCTTCTTCGCGGATCTCGTTGCGGGTGTAGATGCCCATTTCGGCCATGGTGCGCGCCCATTGCGCGCGGTCTTTCATCGCGCCTTCGGTCAGGTAGCGGGTGTCGAACTTGACGAAGAGCGGCCCCGATCCATCGAGCAGGGTCTCGTCGATGCGGTCGCGCCATGCTTTGTGCCATGGCCGCAGGGTGTGCTTGAGGTGGGCGGCGAAGAAGGCCTCAGAGCTGGCGAAGGTGGCGGCCTTGTCGGAGTGGCCAACCATGATCGGGAAGACGTTGAAGGCGCGGCAGATTTCTTCGACCTGCAGGCGCCGGGTTTCGACGTGCTGTGCGTCGACGCCGTTCAGGGCGGTGCTGGTCCATTTTGCGGGGGTTTATGGGGGAGGGGGTACCCAAGTCGGTACAGGCGTGTGCACCAAGACGCATGGCGATTGGCCGGACAGGGCCAGCCTTCGGGCGCAACCAACGGTGTTACCCCGTTGCCGATGACCTGTCGCCAGTCGTGTTGGTGAATACGTAGGCCGCCAGCAACATCTGAAGGCCGGGCTTAGCGCGGATGAAGCCATCAGGCAGCGCGTAGCGTCCAGGGTAGCCGCCTGGTTAATCGGGTCAATCAAAGGCTCTCACCACGACGGATCGGGCCTCCTCCTGATCGCCGGAAACGTAACCGGCACCCATTCCACAACCGCCTTCTGGCGGTTTTTTCGTTTACGGAGATTGCCATGGGACAGAGAGGACCGCAGCCGAAGTCGGCGACCGTGCATCTGTTGCGCGGCAACCCGAGCAAGAAGCCTATCGGCGCGCTGCTGGGCGAGTTCTGCCCGGAAGTCGAGATTCCCGACTTTCCCGTGTGGATCTGGCCAGAGGCCAAGAAGGAGTGGAAGCGGATCGCCGGCGAGCTCGAGCGCTACGGCCTAGTCTCACGCCTCGACCGTGCCGCCCTGGTGCTCTACTGCCAGGCATGGGCCAAGATGGTCTGGGCCGAGCGGGCGCTCTCCCGTGCCATGAAGCAAGCCGAAGAAGCGCGTGTCGCTGCCGAAGCACGGGGCGAGGAATACACCGGCGGCGACGGCATCATGGTAAAGACCGCCAACGGCAACTTCACCTACTCGCACCACTGGGTAGTCGGCCGCCACGCCTCTGCCGAGGTCAAGCGCTACCTCGACCTCTTCGGCCTGTCGCCCGCCGCCCGTTCGCGCGTCACGCCGAGCGACAACCGCCAGGGCCAGCTTTTCGAAGAAGGCACGCAGGACCAGTGGGCGCAACTGTGACATCCGCCCCGACCACCTTCGGCGACATTGCCACCGCCTATGCGCGGGACGTCGTCGACGGCAAGATCGTCGCCTGCAAGTGGCACCGACTCGCCTGCCAGCGTCACCTCAACGACCTGGCCCGCGCCGAAGCTGGCGACTTCGCCTACGTCTGGAACCCGAATCTTGAAGACGTCAAGGGCAAGCCCTACCGCCCCGCCGAGCGCATCTGCAAATTCGCAGAGCTGATGCCCCACATCAAGGGTGACTGGGCCGCCAAGGGCCAGCTCATCAAGCTCGAACGCTGGCAAATCTTCATCCTCGCCAGCATCTTCGGCTGGGTGCATCGCGTTACCGGAAAGCGCCGCTTCCGTGTCGCCGACGTCATCGTCCCGCGCAAGAACGCCAAGAGCACGCTCGCCGCCGTCATCGGCCTCTACATGCTCGCGGTCGACGGCGAATATGGTGCCGAAATCTACTCCGGCGCCACCTCGCAAAAGCAGGCTTTGGAAGTCTTCGCGCCCGCGCGCCTGATGGCCCGCGCCACGCCGCGCTTCGTGCAGACGTACGGCGTCAGCGTCAACGTCAGCAATCTCTCCATCGCCGAGAACAACTCGAAATTCGAACCAGTCATCGGCAAACCCGGCGACGGTGCCAGCCCCAGCTGCGCCATCGTCGACGAGTACCACGAGCACAAGACCAGCGAACTCTTCGACACCATGCAGACCGGCATGGGCGCCAGGACACAGCCATTTATGCTTGTCATCACCACCGCCGGCGCTGATATATCCGGCCCTTGCTTTCAGCATCAACACAACTTGCAGAAAATTCTTGAAGGCGTTGTCGAGAATGAGCGCCGCTTCGGCATCATTTTCACTGTTGATAAAGGTGATGACTGGACAAGTGTAGACGCCTTAAAAAAGGCCAATCCGAACCTCGGAATATCAATTGACGAAGATGCGTTAAAGCACGCGCAGCTGCTGGCAAAAGAAGATCCGAGAGATCAAAATAATTTCAAAACAAAGCATCTGAATGTATGGGTCGGCGCCGCCTCGCCCTGGCTCAACCTCTACAACCTCCAGCAAGCCGGCGACCCAGAACTCACTCTCGACAGTCACGCCTGGGATGGCTGCGTCGAAGGACTCGACCTGGCCAGCAAAGAAGACATCGCTAGTCGCGTCAAGCTCTGCTGGCGCGATCTCGACGACGGCCGCCACTACTACGCCTTTTCGCGCAGCTACGTCCCGCAGAGCGCCGTGGACAAGCCGGAAAACGCCCACTACCAGACGTGGGTGAATGGCGGCCACATGATCGCCACCCCGGGCAACATGATCGACCTCGAGCAGATCCAGGAAGAAATCATCGAGGAAGCGGCGCTTGTCCATGTCCGCGAAGTCGCAAAAGACCCATACGGTGGCCATCAACTTGGCGCCAACCTTGCCGCCGAAGGCTTCACCGTCGTCGATATACCGCAGCAGGTCCGTTACCTCAGCGAGCCGATGAAGGTGATGTCGGCCGTTATTAACGCGGGAAGATTTCACCACGACGGCAACCCTGCCTACGTCTGGATGTTAAGCAACGTCGAAGTCGCTCCTGACCGCAACGAAAACATCTTCCCGCGCAAACTGCGCGCCACCAACAAGATCGACGCCGCCATCGCCACCATCGTTGCGCACAACCGCAGCATGGTCCTGGAGCCCGATCACGCCGAAGTCGGCCTGGAGGTCTGGTGAAACTATTCGGCTTCAACATCGGCAGCGGCGAGCGCAAAAACACCGAGCGCACCACCACCCTGCGCGACATCATCGAAGGTTTGCAAAGCGGATCCAAAGCCGGCGTCGCCGTCAGCTGGCAAACCGCCCTGCAAGTCACCACCGCCTTCGCCTGCGCCCGCGTCATTGCCGACGGCCTCGCCCAGGTACCGTTCAAACTCTTTCAGGACAAACCCGGCGGCGGCAAAATCCCCGCCCTCGATAACGGCCTCTACAACCTCCTCGCCACCCAGCCCAACGAATGGCAGACCAGCTACGAAATGCGCGAGCAGATCGCCCTGCACCTCGTCTTCTGCAGCAACGCCTACATCTGGAAAAACCGCGTCCGCGGCAAAATCGTCGAACTCCTGCCTTACGAACCCCAGAACGTCACCGTCAAACGTGACAACTGGAACATCAGCTA